GGGATTCCCTCACAAGGGGAGTCCCTTTTTCTTTAACCGTAGTACCTTAACCACTTAAGGAGATTTACATGGCAATGCTTCCATCCGATGAAGGAAATGCAGATTCAAGATTAGCAGTCACATTCTATAAACGGTCAGTAAAGCAAGAAGATGAGTCTATTGCGGCAGGCAGACCGATATTTAAAGAATTTGATTTTGTACGCATTTGCGTACCAGGCGACAATCTAACCGAGATTGACACATACGCACAAGAATCCCATAAGGCACGATTCCCACGCCAATGGGCGCATTATCAAAATCAAGTAGGAAACCAAGAGCAAATTATTGGCACTCCTATTGAAGAATGGACATTAATTAGCCGTAGCCAAGCGGATGAACTAAAAGGCATTAAATTCCGCACAGTAGAAGATGTGGCTAATTGCTCAGACCAACAATTACAGCGTATTGGCATGATTGCTGGCATGAGTCCTCATAGTTTTAGGGAAAAAGCCAAGCAATTTTTGAATTTGGCTACTGAATCCGCAGAGGTATCACAAAGAGAGCAAGAATTGCAAGCATTACGCCTAGAAAATGATAAAATCAAGGCAGAAACAGAGGCGAAGCTGGCTCAAATGCAGGAGCAGATGTCAGCGCTACTTGCGGCTGTTGCGGAAAAGACCCCAAAACCCCGTAAATCGAAAGTAGTCGAGGCTTAATATGTCCCAAACGATGCTGCAAATGGTACAGCAGGTAGCTGCCGAGTTGAATTTGGCAGTTCCTACCTATGTTGTAGGCAACCAATCGCAAGATGTGCAACAAATTCTCGCCCTAATGAATGGCGCTGGCTATGATTTGGTCAAAGAATACGATTGGCAAGCCCTCCAAGTGCAGTATCGTTTCTACACTCAAGCAATTACAACAAATGCCACTACAGTTAACGGCTCAACGCTGTTATCTGTAGATATTGGCACAAATATTAGCGCTGTAGACAGCCAATGGGGTATTACTGGCTACAACATTAACCAAGATACACAAGTTGTTAGCGCTGATAACAATTCAAAACAGATTGTAATGAGCCAAATGGCTTCTGGTTCAGGCACAGGCTCTGTAGTGCTTGCTCAAACCGCCTATGACCTACCATTTGACTTTGAAACTATTACAAATCGCACTCAATGGGATAAAACAAAGCATTGGGAAGCTCTAGGCCCTGAAGATGCACAACAATGGCAATGGCTAAAGTCTGGTTATATCTCAACTGGCCCTCGTATTCGCTGGCGTATTTTGGATAATCAATTCCAAGTATGGCCTCCCATGAATACCAATGAATATATTGGTTGGGAATACAAATCTAAGGGTTATGTGCGTGGCGCTGATGGCTCTGTAAAGACTAGCTTTACTGCCGACTCTGATACCTCTGTTATTGATGACCGCACAGTAGTTTTGCTTACAAAGCTGAAATATTGGGGTATTAAAGGCTTTGATACAACATTGTTGCAACAAGATTATCAGCGTGTATTGTCTATTGCTAAAGCAAACGACAAAGGCGCTCCAAATCTGTCATTTGCCCCTTATCCAAGCAAAGTGCTTATTGGTTACGCTAACATCCCTGATACAGGCTACGGCTCATAATGCTATTAAGTCAAGCAAAGAAAAATACTGCTTTTACAACCTCAGTGCCAGCCCCTATTGGGGGTTGGAACGCTAGAGATTCGCAGGCAGCAATGAACCCATTAGATGCGGTTCAAATGGTGAATTGGTATCCAACACCAACCGATGTAACCATGCGAAAAGGATACTCTGTAGTTTCTATATTGACTACAAGCACCAATGTAAAGGCTATTAGTAGTATTACCTACTCTGGCGCTACTGCGACATTAACAACTGCAAGCGCTCATGGATTAACTACTGGTGATTATGTGTCAATTTCAGGCACAACTCCTGCTGAATATAGTGGCGTATTCAAGATTACTGTCACCAGTGCAACCAAATTTACCTATCGTTTATTTGAAGCTGTTACATCCAATGCTGCTGTTGTTGGCTCTTATTTAAATCAAGATAAAACATCAATTAATACATTGATGAACTACACCAAAACTGGCACATATAGCTTATTTGCTGCTGCTGGTGCTGATATTTGGGATGCAAAGCCAAACCCTGCTGTAAAGGTGTTTTCAGGCATTTCTAGTGATAAATTACAGTCTGTAAACATGACAAATACCGCAGGTCATTATTTAGTGGCTTGCAATGGCGTAGACCCTACAATGGTTTACGATGGCTCAAATTGGTTTTATTTAGCCACAACCACAACTGCTCAAACTATTAGCACAATTACTCATGCTGGTGCTGTAGCTACGCTAAACACAGCAGCGCCTCATGGTTTGGTGGATGGCAATCGAGTTACTATTACTGGCGCTACTCCAAGCGCTTATAACGGCACTTATGTAATCAATGTAACTGGTCTAAGTTCATTTGAATACACAATGGCTTCTACACCAGCATCAAATGCTACTGTAGTAGGCACATATAGCGTTTTAGGCATTACTGGCGTTGATTCAAGCAAATTTATTAATGTTAATTTGTTTAAAAATCGCCTATATTTCACCGAAAAAGACACTCTTACTTGTTGGTATTTACCCGTAGATTCTATTGGTGGCGTTGCAAAACCCTTGTATTTTGGCGGTATTGCTCGTAATGCTGGATATTTGCAAGCTATGGGAACTTGGACTCTTGACGCTGGTCAAGGCGCTGATGACTATGCTGTATTTGTAACCAGCATGGGTGAAGTTATTGTATATAACGGCACAGACCCTGATTTTGCTGACACATGGGCTTTAAAAGGCGTTTGGCAATTAGGTCAAACATTTAGTCGTAGATGCTTTTTTAAGTGGTCTGGCGACCTTTTATTGCTTACACAAGACGGTTTAGTGCCACTTTCTTCAGCACTTCAATCTAGCCGTTTAGACCCTCGTGTAAACCTTACAGACAAGATTTATTACGCTGTAAGTCAAGCTGCAACCACTTATTATGAGAATTTTGGCTGGCAAATTAACTATTTTGCTTCCGAAAATATGCTTATTTTGAATATCCCAGTAAGCAGTGGTATTGAGCAATTTGTAATGCACACCATTACAAAGGCTTGGGCTAGATTTACTGGTATTCAAGCCCATTGCTGGGAAGTATCAGGCGATGCCGATATGCACTTTGGCGGTGATGGCTATGTAGCAACATTCTTTACATCCTATTCCGATGATGGCAACAATATTACTGCTACTGCACAGCAGGCTTATAGCTATTTTGAGTCCCCAGGACAGTTAAAACGCTTCACAATGGTTAGACCAATTTTGCAATCTTCTGGTGGAACACCTAATGTTTATTGCGGTTTAAGCATAGATTTTGATACCCAAAGCAATGTTGGACAAGTGTCCTTTAACCCTGCAACCATGAATGATGGCGTTTGGGATATTGCTGATTGGGATGATGCCAACTGGGGTGGAGGCTTAGTTACCACCAAAATTTGGCAAGGCGTTACAGGAATTGGATTCTCTGGGTCTGTAAATTTGAATGTGGCAGCTAGAAATATTGAGTTGCATTGGGCTTCCACAGACTACATTATGGAACGAGGAGGCGTAATCTAATTGCGCCAAATCACTACAGAAAATCAAGATTTATTAAGAAATTGGCTGTCAGCAGTAGGAGAGTTTGAATATCCGCAAGAAACGATGTGTATTGGGCAAGAAAAAGACGGTGAATTAATAGCCGTTGTTGGGTATAACAGTTTTACCCCTAATTCCTGCCAAATTCATGTGGCGACTACGGATGTGTATTGGTTAAACAAAGATTTGCTATTTGCAATATTTGATTATCCCTTCAACAAACTCAAAGTTAAGGTTATACTAGCACCTATATGCAAGGATAATGTTAAGTCCTTGAATTTGTGCCGAAAACTTGGCTTTGAGCAGGTAGGCGACATACCTTATGGTCACCCAAATGGCGACCTTATTGTAGTTGCAATGAAGCGTAATCAATGCAAATGGTTACAACAAGGAGAAGGCAATGGGCGGTATAGTTAATGCAGTAAGCAATTTATTTAGTGGGGGAAGTCAACAATCTGCCCCTGCAACACCTGACTATACAGGTGCAGCGCAAGCTACAGCACAAGGAAACTTAGACGCTGCTCGTGCTGCTGCTGCTGCCAATCGTGTAAATCAAGTTACTCCTTACGGCAATCTTAACTACGCAATTACAGGCTCTGACCCTTACGGCAATCCTACTTGGACTGCAACCACAACCCTTTCTGATGTAGGTCAACAGCTTTTAAACAACCAAAATCAAGCAGCTTTAGGTCTTGGTGGCACAATTAACTCTGCTCTTGGTCGTGTTCAACAAACAATGGGTCAGGGTTTTAACCCTAATTTGCCTGATATTCAATATGGTGGACAAGGCCCAGAATTAGGTCAAGTTGGTCAAGGCCCAGGATTTGCACAGGCTGGCACAGCAGACCAAGCGCAAGGCATGGGTAATGCTCCAGAACTGCAAACAGGTCTTGATTATCAAGGTATGCAAGGTTGGGATAAAGCTACAAATCTGTTAATGCAGCGCTTAAATCCACAAATTCAACAAAGCGATGAGCGTTTACAAGCTCAATTAGCTAACCAAGGTATTGTGCCAGGCACAGAGGCTTATAACCGTGCTATGACACAACAAGCGCAGAAAACCAATGATTTGTTAACGCAAGCACAATTAGCTGGTCAAAATGTCCAGCAAAACTTGTTTGGTCAAGCGTTACAAGGCGGTCAATTTGCAAATCAAGCTATGCTTGGTCAAAATCAAGCACAACAAGGCAATGTGGCATTAAGCAATCAAGCCGCACAGCAAAACTATGCAAATCAGCTTGCAGGTCTAGGTTTTAACAATCAAGTCGCACAACAAGCGTATGCAAATCAGTTAGCTGGTCAGCAACAAAACAATCAAGCATTACAACAAATGTATGCTAACCAAATGGCTGGCGCTAATTTGAGTAATACTGCACAACAACAAGCCTATAACCAAGCAATGACAAACTATAACTTGCCATTGAATACTTTGGGCGCTTTGCGTAGCGGTTCTCAAGTTCAAAATCCAACATTTATTAATGCTCCACAACAAGCAACTACTGCTGGCGCTGACATTTTAGGTGCTACACAAGCTGGATTTAATGCTCAACAAGGCGCTTATAACGCACAACAAGCGCAAAACGCTGGATTGTTAGGTGGATTAATGGGATTAGGCGGCACATTAGGTGGCGCTTATATGTTGAAAGCATAATATGAATAATAATTATTTCACGACTGTTGCTCCATATATGCAACAAGACCAAGGATTGCAACCAGTATTTCAGAATATTGGCGCACAACAAGCCTTGCACAATCAATTAATGCAACAACAAAGTCAGCAAACTCAAGACGCAGCTAATATCGGCTCTGGAATGGGTAAAGGAATGGGTGGTTTAAGCCCATTGGCTATGGCTGCAATGTTGCGTAGCACAGGTGGAAAAGTTGAAATTCCAGCGATGAATACAGCGCCTATGACAAATGTTGCTGGCATGGGTAATTCTGTTGGAACAGGATTAACTCAAGACGCATTTAACTCAGGAATTGGTTTTAATCCATACGCCCAAACAGGCGGTTATGGTTTGAAATATTAAGGAATAATTATGGCTGACGAATTAAACCTTGCTCAAGCTGGCACATTGCCACCTGAGTTATACGAGCAACAACAAGCATTAAATCGCCAACAACAAATGGCAGCAATGCTTATGCAACAAAATCAACAACCACAAGGTCAAATGATTAGTGGTCGTTATGTTGCGCCTGCAT